CTATAGTAGTCCTGCCGGGTCCTAAGCGTATCAATATACGCGGACCTGATATTCTGGCCAAGATAGAAATCTTTGCCACAGGACTCACGGAACGGACCTTCTGAGAACGACTTCTTATCATTGACGGTAAAACCGGCAAGTGATAAGAGACGACGTATCAGTCGGTCAGGCTTGCCAACCTTTATGATGATGTCGTCACCAAATACTGAACATAGTTCAGGACTTTGGTTGGACATACGTAAGGCGGCTCGACACATGCAATAAAAGATAGCAGTTTCAAGCGAGAAAGTGTAGCCGTTCCCCATAGATGAAATCATATCGAGCTTGATCTCCTCTCCAGCGATGAGGCAAGAGCCGCATCGGGTGAGGTTCAAGAGGTCGAAGGTCCATCGTGGGAGTATCGTTCTACATAATCCAAGCGAGACACTGTCTGAAGCCGACTCTAGGTCAATAGTGACCCAGGCACCGGTAACAGAACCTTCTTTCGCGAGTGTGCGATTAACGTCGGGCTGGACTCTTTGGTTGTAACCAAAGCGTTTCAGACGACCGTCGATTAGACGGCCGATACCCCGTTGAGCAAACATATTTAATGTTGGTTCGACGCAAATCGTCCTGGCTACGTCCCTATACTTAGGTACACAGGTAACCTTGGAAGCCTTATGGATCCGAGGTGGACCATACTCGTTTTGGCGGTAGTTGACCGCTCCACGAAGAATGGTACACTCCTCAGCCCAAGCCATGTACATTTTGTACATAGCCATCGATGTCGTACTCAGATCTGAGCCAAACAGCTTAGAATACCTATCGGTAAACGGAGCTGAAAGGTTCGAACCAGAGCCAAGATCCCCAGCATCAAAGACCTTGTGAAGGTCCCAATGATTAACATTATCATCAAACAGACGGAAAACTTCGGAGACAAAGGTCCCCCAAAGTTCTTCATCCGCGGATGTGTTTAGCTGGAGGGACCACTGCTTACACCTGGAATTAGAGTGTAAGAACTTCTCAATGGCGGCAGCCTCCGCAGTAGTACTTATATCATCTTGATATTTCTTCAAGAGATTAGTACGCTGCGCAAGAGCAGCATGCCATTGAACTTCGGTCATAGGACCGTCGAAGTGGTCAAGATCATCGGTGAAGGATCGGAAAAGAGCATCAGACTGGACTGTCATTAACGTCTCCTCTAGAGGCAAAGGGACAACTGGTAGGTTACCAGTTGAATATGATGCGAATCCAGGACGGATCAACATCATGGAACAGAGAAAGAAATAGGAAAACGATTAGAGCCCTCCAAAGGGAGATAATCATAACCCTATATAACCGAGATCCCGTAAAACGAGACCCCGGAAACTTTCTCAAAGGATACCTGTCACCGCAGTGTCGCCGAAACCGGCGGCTTGCTGTGTCAGGGCTCCAATCAGGAGGCTGTAAAGCGCCCTGATATTTGCTGGGTCATAAGCGTCCGCACCGGCAGGAATGTCGATGAGGCAGCGGGCCGTCGCGATTAGCGGGGCCATATTTACAGCAAAGTTCACACCCTTTCTCACAACGACGGAATGGCGATTCTGCGGAATCGGCCCATAACGACCTGTAACAGGATTAGGATTAGGCAATGAAGCCGGAATCTTGGGCCTGTAAACAGTAAACGTAAATGGATCCGAAACAGCATGAGCGCGCACACCGGCTTGTGTACCTCCAAGAGCCGTCACTGCCCACTGTTTACCATTCACATCCGGCGCAATGTCGGTAGTGATGGTATAGGTGGGAGAAGTGAAGCCGGTCTGGGCAGCACCAGTAACTGGTGAAGTAAGAGTAACTGACATCTAATGAACCTCGAAAAGGGGTTTAAGGAGAATAACCTTAAGAAGCACGAATGCCCCTAGGGTTGCGTGTTCCGAATGTTTGGAAGAGAGCAGCGCATAAGTTTGCCTCTTGAAGTGGTTTCCCAAATGGTGTTTTCAATACCAGGGTGGGAACCAATGAAGAGGGACTAATGCGAGTCCGATCCCAAACCTTCGAAGTTGTGGTGGTAAAGCGTCCTTGACTGTCTAAAATTAGCCAGCCAGGGGCGCCATTTGGCTTATAGGTAAGGATCTCCTTCGTCACCTTAGTAGATCTCCTGGTCTGATTTACCCACCCGAGATTGCAGTCAAGGTATGTGAGCGAAGAGATTATATCCCCAATATTGGAGAAGTAATCAAGCGCCCAAGACCAAGGCATCACCTCAAGAAGGGTAGGTATAAAGTCCTGGAATACTCTGATGGTTCCGGGGGTCCAGATTATTTGAGTTGGGATCGTCATATTAACAACACCGCGGATTTTCACCTCGGTGAGGTTTTTAGTACTAACCCTCCTCTCAAAATCCCATTTACCTAAATTAGTGCCCGTCGTCACAACATTAGTAGCAGACGAAAACTTACCTTTCCCATTAACTGGGAGGGTAGGCGGTTTACCGACTAATGTATTGGCGAGTTCTTCCATAGCGGAATCGATATCACCAAGAAGTGGTAAGGCACCAAAGCGGTAACCTAACCACGCAGAGGCCAAGCGCTGGCGTTTAGAACGACGAGTTCCAACCCAGATAGCTTTTCCCTGCATTCTACGCAGATAGTCACGTGAATAGCGCCGGAAAGAACTGATGGGGTGACCGACAAACCGTAAGGTTTCAGCGATCTCCCCAAGGAACTCTCCAGCACCAAACTCGTGCTGCTTAGACTTGGCTTTCTTGATAAAATCTCCTATGGCAAGCTGGCGAGCAGAGTCGACATGAGAGGCCTGAAGCCCCAGGGCAGTATCATCGATGGCTTGTTGACCATCATACTGCCCAGTCGATATCTGACGAGCCAGGAGATAGGACGGGTTACCATCCCAAACCAATTCACTACCGGATGCATTCGTTGTCGCATCATGATTCTTTCGAATCAGAGTGCGCCAATCGATCCCTTTTGCTCTATCTTCGTAGGTAACAGTACCTCTAGAATAGGGTGTAGGGGGACCGATCACTTGCCAAGCTCCAGTTATGGAGGTTCGCATGTCCCGATTATACATCGTAGTAGTTTTTGGGCGAGTTTTGGTAACCATATAGTCCTAGACCTTTTCGAAGGGTCGAACCCCACCACGGGGTTTCACGGTAGAGAGCTGCCTAACCCCTATAGACAGGAGTGTACGTAGTTCTTCGCGATCTGAGTGAGATGATATATCGAAGGAGGGGGACTCGAGACCCCAGATAGAGAATATCTGGTCAAAATCTCCAGCCTTAGCCTCCCTCGCCATCTTACTCAGAGAGCGCAAAGCACTACGAACCATTACACGAACCCAGACTATAGAAGTCGGGGACATGTAAATGGCTTGCTCACATGTCACTAAGCATGTGATAGCAGCAAGGTGATCTGGCATCAAATCAATGAGTTCGGGGGTGATAAGCCCGTCGAACCGTCGATCGACCTCCAAATAAATTGAAGGATCGTTAAGAGCCAGTTTACAAGTTGTCATCACATACGAAGAAAACATATGATACTCCAGTTAATAGGGAATGGCAGAAAAAGATGAAGAAATCTTCATCTGAGATGGACCCGAAAG